TAATTAAGTCACTGGAGCAGCAGACGTATTCCAAGACGGGCAGCCCTGAGAAGGGGATTGGCGGATTGGACGACATCTCTGGCCCTGTGGACGCCTTGGGCTACTCGATCACCTACCTGGCACCGCTGCGTCGCTGGGCGACGGGTGGCAGTTCCTTCCGCACCTACTGATGGCCAAACGCGAGCGCTTGCACCTGTCCCAGCACACGGTCATCGAGACGGGGCGGGACTGGAACGGCAGGTTCTACATCGTCTACAACAAGAACGCCTCGGTGTTCATACGGTGTCCGAAGGAGGTGAGGAAGTGGTTGAAGCTGCCGACGAAGATCCCGCAGCGGGAGGCATTTGATAGCTGGATTGCCTCACTTGAGGCAGCGGATGCTGCCAAGAAGGTGAAGCCTGTTGAGGAGGGGATGAGTGAGGAGCTGTTGGCGACGGGGTTTGGGCCAGAGGTCCATGCGTTAGATGAAAGCGACCCGAACTACCAGACGAGAACGGTGTTGTGAGCACCGGAAACCTCGGTAAAGCCCTGTAGTGAAGCGACGTGGCCGATAACAGCACCTACCCCCAACGTGTTGTTGCGCCAGCGCCGCTGCCGGTTCAATACGGGTTGGATGACGACCCCAGTGTCATCAGCAGCGCAGTGCTGCAGATGATCCCGAACTGGGAGCCGATTGATGTCTGTGTTGGTGGCACGCGGACGTTGCGAGCCAACGCTGAGAAGTTGATCCCGCGTGAGCCGTCTGAGGCAAAGGAGAGTTATGAGCGGAGGATCTTCCACGCGACGATGCCGCCGTTCCTGAACCGTCTGGCATCACAGGCGGCGGGGATCATCTTGCGTAAGGGCATCCAGGTTGAGGGTGACCCCTACTGGGATGAGTGGATCAAGGACGTAACCGGTGACGGCACCACCTTGAACGAGTACGCCCGTCGTCAGCTGGTGACGGCGTTGCTGTACGGGCACAGCAGCTCGGTGGTGGACTACGCCAATGACGCGACCGCACGGACGTTGGCGGAGGAGCGTCGGTTACGGCGCAAGCCTTACCTCGTGCCGATCTCCCCGAATCAGATTTTGGGCTGGCGCACCGCCAACGATTCCACCTCAAGCGACGTGCAGCAGGTGCGGATCAAAGAGCGTGTGGTGACCAGTTCAGGGGCGTATGGCGAGGAACTGGTTGACCAGATCAGGGTGATGGAGGCGGGCAAGTACGAGATCTGGCGCACCCCTGCCACCACTGGTCTGACGACGGCACCGAAGTGGGAGCTGCACAAGCGTGGCCGCACCAGCTTGAGCCGGATCCCGATGGTGACGGTGTATTCCAACCGCACCGGCAATTTGATGAGCGTGCCTCCGTTGATGGAGGTGGCTTATTTGTGCATCGCGTATGCGCAGCGCTTCTGCGATTTCCATCACGCAATCCACGTCGGTGCGAACCCGATGTTGGTGTTGCGTGGCTTCGACCCTGATAGCGACACCCCGCTCGGCATCAGCGTCAACACTGCGTTGCTCCTGCCCCCTGATGGCGGTGCTGAGTATGTGCAGCCCACCAGCGAGGCATTCGACAGCCAGCTGAAGTGCCTAAAGGAGCTGGAGGATCAGATCGGCCGGCTGGGCGTGAACACGCTGAGCCAAGCCAACCTCACCAACGCTGCTGCAGAGGCACGCCGGATCGACCGCATCGATAGCGACTCGATCATGGCGGTGATCAGCGGCGACTTGGAGCGCACCATCGCTCAGATCTTCGAGTTGGCTGCGGAGTACGTGGGGATCGAACCACCGACCGTGAGCATCCCGCGTGACTACGAGAACCGCCTGATCGACGGCAACCAGATCACGGCGTACCTGCAGCTGTACATGCAGAACGCGATCAGCCAGCAGACGCTGCTGAAGATCCTGCAGGACGGCGAGGTGCTGCCACCAACGGTTGATCTGGATGAGGAGCTGAGCCTGACGGCAGAGCGTCTGGCGGAGGAGCAGGTGATGGAGCGGCTGACGGCGAACGGTCCCGACTTGGCGTTCCAGAACGCTGGGCAGGGGCAGTCGTTGACGAGTCAGACGCTGCCGACGCCGATGCGGCCAGGTCGTAACGCTCAATGACGAACGAGGAGTACCTGCGGGAGCTCGCGGCATCGATCACCCGCCAGGAGGACATCACCGACTCCGAGGCGAAGGACGTGCTGTTTGAGCTGGCGCTACGCATCTATGCGTTGCTGCTGGCGCAGCTACCCCCGACTCGTTTTGAGCGGTACATGATGTGGCCGCAGTTGCGGCGTCAGCTGCTGCCATGGCTGTTGCAGGTCAACGACACGCTTGCCCAGATCTTGCTGAGCCGGGTGACAGCGATGGAGACGCTGGTGTTGCCCACCGTCGAGCGGATGTTTGAGCTGCAGACCGGTCAGCTGCAGGCCCGTCCGGTGACGCAGGTGTTGGATGAAACGTTGGTGGTGGGTGTGCGGCTATCGAGCCTGTTCACCCCCGCAGCGGTGACGGGCATCCCACCGTTTGTGACGCAGCTGGTGCAGCTGCTGGAGCGCAGCGTGATCGGGATGTTCTTCGATGACCCGACGACACCCCAAGTTGCACAGAAGGTGTTGGGGGTACGCACCCGCAATGGCAGAGAGGTGCCTGTAGTGACGAAGGGAACGGTGGCAAATGCGTGGCGTGAGCGGTTCCGCTCGATCACGGCAGCAGTGTTGTGGGCACCGGTGACACCTGCAGCACAGCGAGCGGCGGAGATTGCCTTGCAGAGCGGCGTTGTAACGACGGTGCAGTGGCGTTGGAATGCGGTGTTGGACCCGAAGACCTGTCCGCGCTGCAGGCCACTTCATGGGCGTGTTGAGGAGACACCTACTGCATTCCCCGAGGGACCACCGCCTCTACATCCGCTGTGCCGATGCGTGCTGATACCTGAGTTAAGTAGATAGGGGCAACCTCGGGTGTAGTTTCACCTCATTGCATGACTGATGAAGTCATGGGTGCTCCCTCCGCGGGGGAGCAGGTTGATTCCGTGAATCAGCAGCCCGAAGCGACCACCAGCTCCGACGACGCAGTTGCACTCCGCCGGAAGTTAGAGCTTGTCCAGCAGGACAACCTCAGCAAAGGCGAAGCCAACCGGAAACTCAATGAACGGCTTGGCGAATTAGAGCGAGCACTGCGGGAACGTGAGACTGAGCTGAAGTCAGGCAAACAGCAGCAGCTCGCCGCAAGCGGTGAGTACAAGAAGCTGTGGGAGGAGGCAAACGCGGACAACGCACGACTGCAACAGCGGATCACCGAGCTTGAAGCAGCGCTTCAGGCCAAGGATGAGGAAGCGACAGCAGAGCGACTGCGAGCCCAAGCCATCCAACAGATCGGCCAAGCAAATGCGCTTGCACCCGAGCAGCTTTACGGACTGCTGCAGCACCAACTCAAGAGCAGCGATGGTGGCCCGGCGGTCATCGTCAACGGCATTGAGCAACCGCTAAACGCTTACCTGACGCAGCTCCGCAACCCTGGCTCTGGCTGGGAGCATCACTTCCGTAGTTCTGGAGCAATGGGGATGGGTAGCGCACCCAGTGCGAACGGCCTCCCCGGCGTGGCGAATCCGTACAAGAAGGAGACCTTCAACTTGACGGAAGCAATGAGGTTGGAAGCAGAGAACCCAGATCTAGCCAAGGCCCTCAAGGCCGAAGCAGGTCGCGGGTAATCACGGTAAACCCCGCAATTCGGATCGATGTCTCTTCAAAACATGGGCGGGACCTTCCTGTCCAATCTGATCACCCGCCCCGAGTTCCTTTCCTACACCTCGGAGCGCATTTTTGAGCAGTCTGCTTTCATTCGTGCAGGCATCGTTCAGCGTAACTCTGCGCTGGATGCTCGCGCTGGCGGCACTCGTGTTCGCGTGCCCTTCTTTGACAGCCTGAACCCCACCGAAGAGGTGATCACCTCCTCGAACAGCTGGGGTACTTCTGGCGCTGGTTACCTCACCAGCCAGAACGTCACTGCCGACGAGCAGATTATGACGATTCTGCACAGGGGCTTCCAGTATGCAACAGACGACCTCTCGAAACTTGGCTCTG